AATTACGTTATGGAAGATGAAGAAGCCACCAATGAATCGTTAGCATTGGTTGAGAGTACCTTACTTCACGGTTATACAATCACGGATTGTACCGAATATAAAACTACAATGAAACGAGTGACCGAAAGGAAAAGTAATGCGTGAATTTTCTTATTTCCTTGAAGCCTGGAAATTCTGTATTCAGAATAAAATTCCTACAACGACAATTCAAAGAAAGAGTTGGAAGGCTTGGACAGTTAACGTAAATTCAGGATTTGAATTAGCATGATGTTCTATGTTAACTTGGGCAAGAGCAAGCGCAAAAACAAAACCAAAAAAGAATTGGCCGAGTATGATGCTTGGCTAAAAAGTGTCAATAGCATGACTACCAATTTTTCTATCAAGAAAGCAAAAGTGATACAAGAAAATAAATTTCCCAAGTTGACTATTCCTGCGGATCGTGATTCTAAAAAGTATCCCAGCAAAGTGACTCCTGGCGGTTCTGCAACAAAGCCAATTCATGGTAAAGTGTACACTGGTACCGAAATGAAAGGTATCGGCACTTTACATAAAAGCAATGCGGTGCCAATTTTCTCCACTCAGGAAGCAATTGACCAAGCAAACATGAGGCGGTAAGATGGAAGTATTCATTTCCACAAGTAGTATATTTGTTTTAGGATTATTCTTCGGCGCACTATTGGGCCGACTTGTAACCTTTAGTATTCTAGCCGCTGGCTGTGTGGTAATATTTCTGCGACAACTTCAAAAAATGCTTGACATTATTGCCAGTCCTGTTATACTATATTCATAGATTGATAGAAAGACGTTGAAAATGAAATTGCTCTCCACTGGTAATCCTAAAGTACTCAAAGGCATGTCACAAGGATATAACACCTATATCTTACATTTAGCCCCTGCTAATTTGTCGGGTTATGAAACATGTCCCAAGCGCACCGATGGTTGTACCGCGGCATGTCTCAATACCGCTGGTCGTGGCGGCATGTTCAAGCGTGGCGAGAATACCAACGTTATTCAACAAGCCCGCATCCGCAAAACAAAAATGTTTTTTGAGAACCGCGTAGAATTTATGACTACACTGGTTAAAGATATTGAGTTGGGTATCAAGCAAAGCAAAAAAATGGAATTGGTGCCTGTGTTCCGCTTGAACGGCACATCCGATTTGTCTTGGGAAAAATACGAGGTTGTTCGCAACGGTAAATTATTCCGCAACATCTTCACCGCTTTCCCAGAAGTCCAATTTTACGATTACACCAAGGTGCTTGGTCGTAAAGTTAAAGAGTATTCAAATTATCAATTGACGTTTTCAGCCGCGGACGGTAACGATTCCGATGTGTTGAGGGCTATGAATGAAGGTTTGAATGTTGCGGTAGTCTTCGGTATCAAAAAAACATTGCCGATGCCTGTTGATTACCTCAATCGCCCAGTCTTTAATGGCGATGAATCCGACTTGCGTTTCCTTGACCCCAAGGGTGTGATTGTCGGTCTCTATGCTAAAGGCAAAGCAAAAAAGGATACTACCGGATTTGTTAAGTATCCTACCATCATGTTGCAAAAAGCCGCATGATTACCAGCCATCTGGTTGACAGATGGCAATTTTTATTGTATAATGTATTTTCTTAAATTAAATGGAGTTTATTATGACTAAAGCCAAAAATGTTAAACCAGCTAAAGCCGTTCGTTTGAAAGCATGGGAGCCAATCTTCCAATTGCTTATGACTGGTGATGCGGTTAAAAAAGATGTGTTTGTGAATTTGCTCGGCGATGCCTTGAAATATAAATTGTCGGCTCACATCCTTGAAATTAAAATTCGGAGTGAAGCCGTTATCCGTGTCGTGAAAGATGGTCGTAAAGTTGAATCGTATCAACTTATGAATCCAACATCCGACGGTGTTGTTAAATATTGGCGTGACCGCGGTATCGTTCTTGATGCTGTGAAAACGCTAAAAGATTTGCAAGCAAAGCCTGCAAAAGAAACCGAAGTCCTTACTGTGACTGAGGTTACCGAGCCTTCTACTACGGCTTAAGTTAAAAACTTCTAAAGTTTAGCCTGGGTGCAATGCCCAGGTTTTTTTCTATGGAGAATCGGAATGTGGAAATTATGGGCTAAAGCATTAGGCGAAAAAGCTGGAGAAGATAACAAAGAAGCCGATAAAATTGCTTGCATTCGGTCGCTGATTGTGTTATCATACGTCATCACTAACATTTTTATTATAGCAGGCGTAATTCGCCATTGGTAACATATGAATATTTTTTACCTTGACCACGATGTTTACAAATGTGCTGAAATGCACAACGACAAACACACCGTTAAAATGATCCTTGAATATGCTCAATTACTTTCTACTGCTCATCGTTTTCTTGATGGTACTCAATCTGTTGGCCTCTCTAAAACTGGTCGCAAACAAACTAGATATGTTCTTCCTGACGGGCGTGAATCTGTGCTTTATATGTCTACTCATATCAATCATCCTTCAGCCGTATGGGTAAGACAATCTGATGCCAACTATGCTTGGTTGTACAGACTGTTTGGCGCACTGATGGACGAATACACGCATCGTTATGGTAAAATTCATTCATGTGAAAGACTTTCACAAGCACTGAGTTATAGACCCAAAAATATTCCTGTTGGTCCATTTACTGAACCAACACCTGCTATGCCAGATGAAGTGAAAATTCCTGGTGATTCTATTGCATCATACAGAAATTACTACATAAACAACAAAAATCATCTTGCAAACTGGAAGAAAAGAAATATTCCTTCCTGGTTCTGTGCTATATAAGAGTGTAACATGCCTACATATAACTTCCTGAATATTGAAACTGGTGAAGAATTTGAAGCGTTTATGAAATTTTCTGAACGTGAAGAATATCTGAAAACCAATCCACAGATTCAATCTGTGATGACTGCACCTGCGATTGTGTCGGGCGTGTCTACATCAAAACAAAACCGTGTTCCCGATGGGTTCAAAGAGGTTCTTTCAAAAATCTCTGAGGCTCATCCTGCTAGTGCAGTTGCGGATAAGCACGGAAGAAAATCCATTAAACAAGCCAGAACCGAACAGGTGATTAAAAAACACACAAAGGGATAATGGCATCAAAAATATAGAGGGTCTTCATGGCAAGAAAAGCAAATACAAGAATTAGACTTGTTGATGAATCTGATGTACATTTAAAACCAACGAATGCACTAAAAATCAGAATAGATGATTTAAAGACTTTTGACCCACTAACAAACAATCAAAAATTATTTTTTGATGCATATAAGAGAGGCGATTATTTTGTAGCATTGCATGGTGTAGCAGGAACAGGTAAAACATTTTGTGCGTTATACAAAGCACTAGAAGAAGTTTTAGATAAGAGTAATCCATTTCACAAAATTATTATTGTCCGTTCAGCGGTACAATCAAGAGATATGGGACACTTACCTGGCGATGTTGCGGAGAAGATGGAAATCTATCAGCAACCATATCAACAAATTTGTCACACTTTGTTTGGTCGCAAAGATGCGTATCAAAGACTTGAAGAACAGGGATATGTTGAATTCATTTCAACATCATTCATTCGTGGTATGTCATTTGATGATGCGATTATTATTGTTGATGAAATGCAAAATTTGACCTTTGAAGAAATTGATACTGTTATGACCCGTGTTGGTTATCGCTCAAAGATTATTTGGTGTGGTGACTATCGCCAAACAGACTTGAACAAAAAGAAAAATGATATGAGTGGTATTTTAAAATTCTTTGATATTGCAATGCACATGAATGCATTCACTAGAATTGAATTTACCGCAGATGACATTGTTCGGTCATCACTTGTGAAAGATTATATTTTAGCTAAGATGCAACATGAGGATTCAACCAATTAAATTATGTTTACCTATTGCCCACCCAAGAAACTTGAAGACTTAAAATCCGAGACACTAGAGAACGGAAGATTTTATGTAACGCCAGATGGTAAGAGATTACCATCGGTAACAACCGTCTTGGGCGCAATGGGTAAGAAAGCTATTTACGAATGGCGACAGCGTGTTGGTGCAGATGAAGCAAATCGCATTTCACGGATTGCTTCTGGTCGTGGTACACGTATGCATACGCTATGCGAAAAGTATTTGAACAATCAAGAGTTGGGTAAGCCAATGCCTGATGCGTTGGAACTATTTAAAAAGGTACAACCATATTTAAATAAAATCAACAACATTCATTATCAAGAATGTGCATTGTGGTCAACAAAACTTGGCATGGCTGGGCGTGTAGATTGTATTGCCGAATATGATGGTGTTCTTTCTGTCATTGATTTTAAAACATCCAGCAGAGTGAAAACAAGAGAAGATATTCCTGCATATTTTGCTCAATGTACCGCTTATGCATTGATGTATGAAGAATTGATTGGTGTAAGAATTGACCAAATAGTTGTTATCATGGCTGTACAGGAAGACAACCCAATCATCTTTGTGGAGCCAATGAGAAAACATATAAATACTTTACTAGATTACATTAGTTTTTACCGAGAAAAAAACAATTATTACCTGACAACCTAGTTTTGTTGTGTTATAATTAGTGTTATTGCTGTATGAAGCAAAGAGAAAAGTGTCCTGGACGGGGGTGCGAATCCCCCCACCTCCACCATAAGGATTTAAGTGGATAATAAACTTAAAGAATTGCAGGAAAACTTAGCTAAAGATTTAGTTAAGTGTGAAGCCCGTGAGGGAATAACATTGACTGAAGAAAATTTAGAAAAGATTTCCGATGCTTATTCAAAAGTTTATGATATCATTACTGAGATAAAATCTTTATGATGGGGGTGACCTAGATTCGACAGGGCAACAAGTACATGCGTGGACAGCACGGTAGGCGATGACCGTAAATCAAGCAAAAAACGTAAATGCAAATGACGAAAGTTTTGCTTTAGCGGCCTAAACGCCGCTTAGGGTTTCGGTAGGTTTCCTCGTAACAGAATAACCTACCAATTTATTAACAAGGAGTTTTATTTTGAAGAAAATCGCAATCGCAAGTTTAATTGCAATCGCAACTGCCGCTCAAGCCGGTGGTTTTGTTTCGTATGGTGTTGACCAAGTTACTGACCGAGTAAGCAACCAACAAAGTATCGCACAATATGTTCGTGCTGGTACCTCATTGGGTGGTTTCAATCTTGGATTACAAAATCGTAATGCACGTACTAATGACAATCAATCTATGTTTAATAGTTTGGAACTTACCGCAGGTAAGACAGTTTTCGGTATCAACCCATTCGTTGGCGTTGGTTTTGATAATGGTGGCAACGGTGATAAGCCATATGAGTATGGTCTAGTCGGCGCAAACGCTGGCGCTAAAGTTGGTCCTGGTTATGCCATGGTTGGTGCCAAGACCCGAGTAAATTGGAACAGCGCAAATCCAAAACAATCTGTAGCCTTTGTTAGCTATGACATGCCAGTTATCAGCAAAGTATCTGTTGGTGTTGGTGTTAGCCAAAGCTATCAAGATATTCAAGACCGTGCGGTCGGACTTACAGTTTCTGTAGGATTCTAATATAAGAGTTTGTTAGTTCTCAATAAAAACTAACACACACTAACACACAGGAGAAACTATGTCAAACATGACACCTTTTGAGATACGCCTTGACCTATTAAAAATGGCACAAGGAATGCTATCAGATGATTATTATGGTAAGCGTGAACAAATCAGCAATGATTGGTCCATGCAATGTGAATCTGCAAAAATCAAAGGCGAGACACCGCCAGCACACCCAGGCTTTCCGCCATATCCCTCCGAATCAGAAATTATAGCCAAAGCACAAGTGCTTAATGGTTTCGTTTCTCTTAGTGGTTTCGTTTCTAATGTTTCTATAGAAACTCCAAAAGTCTCTAAGAAATCGTAATTGGAGGTATGCCAGTTATCTGGCATTCACACACAGAAAGGAAACAGATGCGAAGTAAACCTATACTTTTGAGTATAATTTTCTCATCAATAATTTTGTCATTATCATTAGTGAATGTTGATACACATAACATTCTACCGATGAAGTCAACATTCAATGCACTCACTATGGATGCAAAGAAACAGGTAACATGCCTAGCTGAGAACATTTATTTTGAAGCCGCGCATGAACCAAACGAAGGTAAGAAAGCTGTAGCATTCGTAACCTTCAACCGAGTACAGTCTGGATATGCGAATGACATATGCGGAGTTGTAAAGCAAAAGACTGGTAACACTTGCCAATTTTCTTGGTATTGTGACAGCACATTTACCAGTAAGACATTGACAATCAAGAACACTTTGTTGTATAATGAGATTTTAGAGTTATCAACAAACCTTTTCTTGAATTTTGAAAGAATGACCGATGTAACAAACGGTGCAACTTATTACCATGCTGATTATGTGAATCCAGGTTGGACAAAACTAAAAAGGGAGAAACAAATTGGCAGGCATATTTTCTACAAGAGTAAAGGCGACAAAATTGACAGAAACAAAGGAATCATTTAAAATGAACAATAACTTAATTACGGTATGCATCTCAGCAACAATAGTTTGTTGTACGTTTATTGTAAGTATTTTCATGTATAATATAAACGATAGAAACAATATGGCAAAAAACATTGAAGCGGCTATTGCCAAAGGTGTTGATCCAGTTTCTGTTAAGTGTGCATATGAAACAAACATGAATGCAATCTGTATAACTTACGCAGCCACGGTTAGAAAATGAGTGAAGTAGATAGAATTTTTAGAGAATTGAAGGCTTTCTCATCTAGTGTTGGCGAAGGTGCACCCGTAAGACACCGGGTTTCGCGGAGACGCGGTAGAAAGAAACGTAGTTTAAACTCTTGGACTTATGACGCAATGGATATGAATATGAATGAAATGAAAAGCGGTGCGAACGATAAATTTTTTGTCGGAGCATCAGATTACGCTGACTGGTTGCACTTGCAATTACTTGATTCGCGGACAGAAAAGAAAATGTCCACTTTCAATTCTGATTTGAAGATGCACGGGAATCGTAAAAAATGGCAAGACTTTATCAATGAAGAATTTGATGGTGACTACATCATTCAATATACAGATTCTTCTGGACTTATTGTTACAGAAGGTTTGAATTTCATTCGTTATGATGTGAATTCCAATTCTGTCTCAACACATACCTATGGAGATAAAATCTTTATTGAAAATGTTGAAGATATTTTTCTAAAACATTTTGATGAAGTTACCTCATATATTGAGTGGGTGTACGGTGCAAATGGTGATAGCGTGAATGTTCCTTTGAATGCCGAGCGTTTGCCTGTTGATGAAATGTATCCGTTCCTCAAAGAACCATTGACTGAATACTATGACCGTTATCTGGAATCTAATGCAAACATTCTCTTGTTGATTGGACCACCAGGAACTGGCAAGACAACTTTCATCCGTGGTCTTCTTGCACACAGTAACTCCTCTGCTATTGTGACATATGATGCCGCAATTCTGGAGAAAGATTATCTGTTCGCACGATTCATTGAAGATGAAACAGGTGTGATGGTGCTTGAAGATTCTGATAACTTCCTGAAAGCACGTAGCGATGGTAACACCATGATGCATCGTTTCCTAAACGTTGGCGATGGTCTTGTTACCACAAAAGGAAAGAAGTTGATTTTCTCAACTAACTTGCCAAGTATCCGTGACATTGATCCTGCGTTGATTCGCCCAGGTCGTTGTTTTGATATCGTTTCTTTTGATTCATTGAAACAAAAAGAAGCCGAAGCATTGGCTAAGAAAATCGGTGTCAAACTTGATGGTAAGCGTGATAGCTGGACTATCGCAGAAGTGTTTAACAAACAAATTGAAGAAAAGAATACCCGCTCTGTGGGTAGCAAAATGGGTTTCGTTTAAGGAGTATATTATGGCTGTAAAACAATTTAGTATTAATCAAATCTCTAGTGAGGCTGACCGCAAGAAATTGCTTGATGCCATGAAAGAGTGTTCCAATTCTATGATTCGCATGGAAGGCGAAAAAGACTTTATTAAGGAAGCAATCAAAGAAATTTGTGATGACTTGAAGTTGCCCAAGAATATTGTGAATCGTCTAGTTAAAGTTTACCACAAACAAAACTATGATGAAGAAGTTGCTGTGCATGAACAATTTGAACAATTGTATGAAACGATTGTAAAATAATGCCGACAAAAGATGAAATGTTTAAGTTCCAGGAAGAGATTGAAAAACTCGTAGCTGGAACCGACTATAACTATATGGAAGCAATCATTGAGTATTGTAATCAGACTGGCATGGAGATTGAATTAGCATCCAGTCTGGTAAACAAAGACTTGAAATCAAAAGTGGAAATTGATGCACAAGAACTCAATATGTTACCGAAAACACGTAGACTTCCTATTTGATTTGTGATATAATTATAGCATGACTGGTTATGAAGCATTCACCCTCTATCACGTACTAAAATTGCATTTCACCTCGGGCTATGACTTTTTTAAGTACAACGGTAAAACAAATATCACCATAGAGACATTTGAGCGAAGAAAAGACAAGTACCATTTCTACAAGTTATCCCGCAAGTTTAACAATCGTAAAAATGACTACGTTGATTTTGTTATCTCAAATTTTCTACACAATGATAATTGTTGGGCAGGCACTTTGCTTGAAGACGGATCCGATGAAGTCAACATACGGCGTTTGGCTATCATTCAAGCATTGAGTTATAACTTTCAAAATGATTGTTCGGTGATTGGTGAGAGTGGTAGCATAAACGATTTATTGAAAACCGATGGTGAATATCCAGAGTTATTGACGATGACTTTACAAAAAGTTATTCAGACTGAAACTTTGTGCATACTGAATTCAATGATGAATTTTCTTCCTATGTGGCAAAGAAAAATCTCAGATGATATTCGTTGGCCATTACTACACAGAAAATGGATAAAATATTCTCCGTTTTTGAATTTTGATAAAAACAAGTTTCGTGAAATAGCATTGAAAGAATTGAAATGATTGAGAAAATTTATTTGGATATGGATGGTGTTCTTTGCAACTTTGAACGCCGGTACTTTCAGTTATACAATGAACTCCCAGGTTCAATGCGTGACAGGAAAGATTTTAATTTACATTGGGAC